GCACCCGGCGATCGACCCCGGCGACACCGACTGGGGAATCCTGACCGCCTACGACACCGGCCGGGAGATCCGCCCGGCGACCTCCGCCGAGCACGCCCGGTCGCTGGCCGCCGGCCCCACCGGCGCGTTCGCCGACGACGAGCTGGGCACCGTGTTCGTGGCCGGCGGGCCGGAGTCCTGATGGCCCCGCCCTGCCCCGGGGGCTGACGTCTTGATCTACGAGCGGATGGTGCGGCCAGCGCTGTACGTCGCAGCCCGGGGCGACCCGGAGCGGGTCCACGACCTCGCGCTACGGGCCCTCGGGTGGCTGGCCGGCCGGCCGCTGCTCAGCGCGTTGGCGTGGCGCTGGTACGGGCCGCTGCCCCGCCGGACCCCGGTGGCCTTCGGGCTGCTCGCTGCGGTGGCGGTGACCGCGGTGACGTGGTGGCCGCTCGGGTGGGCTACCGGCTGGCTGCCGTCGCCGTGGGCCGGGGTGGCCCAGGGTGCGGCCGGGGTGTGGCTGTACTTCGCCTGCTGGTACGCGGTGGCGTGCTGGTGGTGGCTGGTCCGCCGGTTGATGACCGGCGCCACGTAGGCACGACAAAGAGCGGCTCGGCCGGGGCCACCACCCCGGCCGAGCCGCCACCCACCGCCACCGAGCAATGATCTTGAGCGCCTAGACTATGGCCCCTCCGAACAGCAGGTGAACGCTGAGCCAGGCCAGCGCGAGCACCAGCACCCCCCGGCGTACCCACGCGCCGACCGTGGCCTTGGTCCCCTTGGCCGTGCCGAAGATGAGCCACAGGTGGGCGCTGAGTGTGCCGCTGAAGTCGCCCCGCCGGCGGTAGCGCAGTGACCGGTAGATGGCGATGCCCTCCACCGCGGCGAAGTAGACGGCGAAGCCGATCCACGCCCAGGTGTACCAGCTCAAGCCAGCACCGCCAGCAGGATGAACAGCGCCACGCCGATGAGCAGGATGCCGGGTCCGAAGTCGGCACCCGGCCCGCGGATCTCCTCCGTCTCGATCGGCCGCTCCGACCGTGGCAGGTCGCGGCGTGGCTCGGTCACAGCCGGCCCCGCTCCACCCGGGCCGCCCGGTCCGCCATGCTGCGCAGCTCCACCGACGACAGCGCCGGCAGCGGCACCTGGTTGGCCGGCCCCACGTACGTCGCCACCGCCGACGCGACCAGCACCACCAGCCCGGCCACCTCCGGCTCCAGCTCCAGCCCGAACAGCCGCGCCACGCCGACCGCCGCGCCGGCCGTCAGCCCGCCCAGCACCGACGCCACCAGTTTGCGAATGCGTCTCATGTCCCTCTCCCTACGTCTGCGCCAGGATCAGCGCTATGACCGCGGCCAGCGCCGCCGCCGCCCCGAGGACCGCGAACAGCTTCGCGAACGGCGTCCACGTCCGGTCGCGGCGTGCCGCCTCGGCCTCCTTCAGCGCCAACGCGGTCGCCACCACAGTTTTGGCGCTGGCCTCCGCCCTGTCGCCCTGCCGCTGCAACTCCATCCTGACCCCGTGCAGCTCAGCGAAGACCCGGTCCAACGAGCCATTGATGCTGGAGAAGTGGCGGTCGTGCGAGTCCAGCCGCTCGGCGATCCCGCCGGCACGATGGCCCCGGCTGTACGCGTCCTCGTCAGTCACTGCGCACCGGCCTACCTCTCCGTGTGTCCCAGGGTCACGCCGGGTCGACGGTCAGCGACGTCCGCGCCAGCGCCCGCCCGACCGCCGCCTCCACCACCTCGGCCGCCTCGTTCCCCAGCTCGGCACGCACCTCACCCGCCAGCGTCCCGGCCAACTCCTGGCCCAGCTCGGCCACCAGCTCCGCCCGGTGTGCGGCCAGCTCGGCCCGCACCGCCTCGACCACGTCCCCGCCAGCCAGCCCGGCCAGGATCGCTGACGTCGCGTCCCGGGTTGCGTACGCCGCCACCTTGGTCTGGAGCACCCGCCCCGCCGCGAACCTGATGGCCGTGAAGAACGGGACGTCCTCGCCGCCTCCGCCGGGGATGTCCATCGGCGTCTGGAAGACCGCGCGCCGGATCCGCTCCACATCATCATCGCTGATAGCCACGTCACCCTCCTCGTCTGCGGCCCGCCGGAGCGCGGGCAGGTGTGCGTACAACCGGTCACCCGGGCATGAGCTGTACCGCCAATCCCCGGCCGGCCAGGTGTCGCGGTGGCCGGTGACCGGCACCGCCCTGCCGATCCGGGCCCGGGCCAGCCGGACGAACTCCACGAACACGGCCAGGTCGGCCGGGCTCGGCAGGCCGTTGGTGAAGTTCCCGCCGAACACCACCCCGAGCGTCGAGTTCTCGTGGTCGTGCGCGGGCTGGTAGTCCCAGCCACGCAGCTCCGTCACCCGGCCGCCGGCGACGCCGAAGCTGTAGCCGATGTATGCCAGCCGCTCGCCGACCGGCCGGCCGGCGGTCTGCCAGTCGTGGACGGCCTTCCAGCTGGAGAACGCGCCGCCGGTGTGGTGGACCTTGATGCCGGCCCAGCTGGACAGCGCCCGCCGGCCGATGCTGGCCGGCACCGCCGGCAGCCCGGCCGACTCGCGGCTCACGATCGTCAGTGCCATGCTCACCCCTTCAGTTGCGGGCCGCTGGTGTCGGACTTGCGACTCGGGACTCGCGTCGGTGGCCCGGTGCCGCTACCGTGCGGGCATGACCACCACCACACCCCACCCGGACCAACAGCAGGAGTCCCCGCCTGCCACGCCGCCCCGGAAGCGCTGGCGCTGGCCGCTGCTGGCGGTCGCAGCGGCCCTCGTCACCGCTGGAGCCGTCGGCGCGCTTACGCTGGCCACCGCCGGCGCGAGCCCCGATACGATCACCGTGCGGGGAACGCTCACCCTGAACGACCCGGACGCAGGCTTCGGCGTGTACACCAGCGAATGCGCGGGCTCCGGCGGCTACGACGACATCCAGCCGGGCGCCCAGGTCACCGTCACCGGACCAGACGGGACCGTGCTGGCGGTCGGCGAGCTGAGCGCCGGCGCCGTAAGCGTGGCGCTCGACGCATGCCGCTTCCGGTTCCAGGTGGCCGGAGTGCCCGCGGGCCACGATCTCTACGGCATCGAGGTGGCCCACCGCGGCGTCGTCACCTTCCCGGAGGAGCGGCTGAACAGCGTGGTCGACGGGCCGGCCCTCAGCCTGGGATGAGCGGGCCGGCCGGCTCAGAGCGCGATGACGATGATGCGCCGGTTGATGTACGCGCTGGGGTAGTTGCTGCGGTACATGGCCTCGAAGGTGTGCAGACCTTCGTTCAGCCCGGACTGGATGCTCCACGACATCGACTGATCCGTCACGGCGGTGATGTTGACCGGGTCGGTGTCGGCGATGTCGGTCCGCTTTGCGTTCGCGTCCGTCGCCGACCGGGAAGTGGCGCCCGTGACCCGGTAGCTGATGTACGCCTGGTTGGTCTGGGTCGGGCTGGCGATGATCGATATCTGTGCCTGGATGCCGACCAGCGCCAGGCCCGAGCTGGACACCGGCACGTTGGTGACCACAGGCCCGCCGGTGCCGGTCACATAGCTGGCGCTGTTGATCCCTACGGACGAGGCCACCTCGTCCGCCCGCACCCGCGAGGCGAAAGCGAACGCTGCCAGCGTCTGCCCGGCGGGCGAGACCAGCAGCGCCTGCACCAGCTCATCCACGATCTGCGTGGCCAGGGTGGTCTGCATGAACGCGATGGCATTCTCGGCGGCGCCGGTGCCTGGGGTGATGATCCGACCCCGGATCCACGCGGTGCCCAGTCCCAACTCACCCTGCTTGCCGCCGGGGAACCACTGCTCCACGATCACCACATCACCGGCGGTGTAGGTCAGCGCCTCCACGCCGGACGCCACCGGCAGGTCCTCGAACAGCTCCCCGTCGACCTCGACCCGGTTGCCGAATGTGGCCGCGTTCCACGACCGGATCACACCCTGCGCCACCCGCAGGTCCTCACCCGACGGGGCGACCAGGTGACGCGCCAGCCTGTTCACAGGATCACCACCTTGCTGTTGCGCTGTTCGCGTGTGGCGATCGGCATGGGCGCTCGGGCCGTCAGCGGGATCGTCAGCCGCTGCGTCACATGCCGCTCCCGGGTGCCGTCGCGCAGCGTTACCCGGATCGGGTCGTACGGCACCACCGCCGGATTCGGCACCGCGGCGACCTCCACCCGGTACGGCAGCCCGGCCCGGCGTAGCAGGATGTCCCGGGCCGCGGTGGCGACCTGCTGCGCGGTGGACTCCGCGGGCAGGGTCACGAACTCGGGCACCTCACCGAACCGACCGCCGAACCGCGTGATCGACTGCGGGCCGTCGTCGACCGCCACCGCCCGGGCTGGCACCAGAGTGTCGCCGCCTTGGGAACGGACCACCACCGCGTTGACCACGTCGCTGCGGGTGACCTCCCGCTGGGCGGTGGACAGCACCCCACCCCGGCCGGCCTTCACCTCCCATATCGGCACAGCCGGGTCCGGCGCCGAACGGACCTGGAGCAGCCCGGCCCCATCCCAGTGCATGATCTTGCCTCGGCCAAGGGCCAGCGTCCGCAATGGCTCGTACCGGGACCGCTCCACGATCAGCGGCCGACCGATCGGCTCGGACTCCAGGTCGTCGTCAAACTGGATCGCCGCCTGCGGGAACACGTCGCCGACCAGGTTGGCGAACACGTACCCGAAGGTTCGGGTGGCGCGGAACTGCCGCGGGCGGATCAGCTGGGAGTCGATGATCGCCTTCATGCGGTCGTACCCGACCAGGCGGATCTCCCCATCCGGCGCGTCCGGCTGCCCGGCCGACTCGATCCGGAAATAGCCCAGCGGCACCCACAGCGTCTCCGGTCCGATGTCGACGCCACGACGGACGAACACTTCCGTCCCGTCCGGCAGCAGCGTGTCGCCCCGGCGGCGGGGGAAGACCTGCCCGACGGTGGTCAGGTCGAGGGTGCGTTCCACGTCGGCGGTGCCGTCCAGCACCACCGATCCGGCCAGGATCGGCAGGTCGGCCCCGTCCGGGTCCAGCCCGGTGGTGAACTCGGCGACTGCCCGGGCCTCGAACACCGGGTCGTGGCTGCCGGCGACGATCGGCGCCAGCTGCTGCACCGTGGCCACCGCCACTGTAGACGGCAAGGCGAACAGCCGCACCCCGACGAACGGGGCGAACTGCGCGGACGGGTCCCACAGGAACGGGATGGCCGGGTAGCCGGCCTGCGCCATGGAGATGACCCCACCGACATGGGAGATCCCGTGCAGCTCCAGATGCAGGTTGGGGACCAGGCCGGTCATGCGGTACGCCCGCGGCGGCGGGTCGATGACCTCGGTGCGGATGTTGAACGGGGCGGTCCCAGCAGCACCGGCGGCGGTCGCGTTGGCTATCGACGTGTCCGCGACGGCGATCACGTCGATCGCGGCGCAGAACGCCAGCGCCTCCTCAGCCATGGCCCGGTGCTGGTCGATGCGGTCCTGCAACGGCTGCGGTGAGGTGCCGAGGCCGGTGGTCTCCACCACGATCGCGGCGGAGTGGCGCAGCCACGCCATCCGGGTGAGCCGCCGCTCATCCCCAACGGTCACCCAGTCGCCGTCATCCCACGTCTCCGCGGTGCAACGGGCGCGCAGCGCGGTCAGGATGTCATCGGTCAGGTCGACGATCCCCGCGTCCACCATCCCACCGACCGACGCGATCGAGGTGGTGGGCATGAACGTCAGGTCGTGGCCCTCGTTGCGGGTCAGCGTCGTCTCGTGCTGGTCGAACGTCACCGCGGGCTTTGCGGCCTGTTGCACCGCCGCGAGCGCCCGGGTCTCCGGCTCGCTCAGGTCGATGTGGTCGCGGTTGAGGTCCGTCCCTGCGGCGTTCTCCCGGGTGTCGGCGTTGACCCCGTCCGGGTTCATCGTCGGGATCAGCAGCACCCCGGTGCTGGCGAGGAAGTCAAGCTCGTCCTGGGTGAGGATCGAGGCGATCGCGGCGGAGCCGTTGACGGTCCAGGTACGGCCGGCGCTATCGACCCAACTGCCCGCGACCAGGGTCTCATCCTGGAGCCGTGGACTGGCCACCACGGTCCCGTCGATGCCGTCGCGGACCTCCGCGGCCCACAGCCGGCCGGCCCACAGGTTCGTCGTCCCAGCACCGCCGGAACCGCCGGACGATCCCAGCTCCAACGGCGCGGAGGTGGCGTTGAACACGCTGGTGGTGCCGGCGGTCACCACCGGGTCACCCAACTGGGTCCACTCCGACACGTCGATGTAGGGCGCCCACCAGAACCGTACGGTGTGCTCCGTGTTGCCGTTGTCCACGTCCAGTGTGGCCCGCAACGCGACCCGGGTTCCGTTGGCCGCGACGGTGGAGATCGCCACCGTCGAGTCGCGGGTCTGAAACGCCGTCCCGTCCGTTGACCAGTACAGCCGCAGCAACCCGGATGGGGTGGTGGTGGTCAGCCGGTACGCCCGCTGGTTGCTGGCGGTGACGTACTTGCCCACCAGGGTCTGGATAGCCGCGCCCCAGTCGGCCACCGCGCACTCCGCGCGCAGGTCCAGGTCGCCGGTGATCCCCAACACGCCGGTATGTGGCGTGCTGGCGTAGTCGCCGGAGGTGCCGGTCAACGCCAGGTACGGGCCGGCGTCCACCAGCGCCTGCGCCCACTCCAGCAACGCCTCCCGCGGCGCCGGCTCGTTGCCGTGCTGGCCACCCACGTGCAGCAGCGCAGCCCGCGCGCTGGCCGCCGGCGGTGGGATGCCGACCCGCAGCAGCCGCACCGGCCGGCCCTGCACGGACAACCCCACCTCATCCACCGCGCACCGGCCGGACTGGACCAGCCGGGCCAGCAGCGTCTGCTCCTCCGCCAGGGTGGTCACGGCAGCCGCAGCCCCTCCAGGATCCACCGGCAGGACAGGATGTCCACCACCGGCGATGCCGTGGAAATCCGCAGCGTTGACACCAGCACATTTCCGTCGATCCGCGCGCCGTGGGCGAGCATCCGCCGGTGGAACTCGCCACTGCTGGCGATCCGCGACGAGCTGGCCTCCCACGACACGTGCGAACTGGTCCCCGTGTTGAAGATCAGCACATCACAGTTGTTGCTGAACACCGACGACCAGTCAGCCACCCGCGCGTTGGTGGCGTCGCCCTGCCCGGAGTCGACGACCGCGCCGGTGTCGGTGCGGAACGTGACCCAGCCGCGGCGGTGCGAGTCGGCCACCAAATCGCCGACCCGCAGGGCGAGGTACGCGTCCCCGTCCGTGCTGCCGCGCAGGTACAGCCGCATCATGGCGAACGTGCCGGCCGGATAGATGCCACCGGCGGTGGCGTCGATGTCGAAGCCGGTCACCCCGGACTCGACACCGGCGTCTATCGGCCGCCAGCCCTGCGCCACCTCGGTCTGCAACCCGGCAACGTCATTGTCGATACGCTCCAGCTCATCCTCGACCTGCTCGGCCAGGACCAGCGACCCGCCCTCGCCGGTGAGGGTCCGGCCAGGTTGGTCGTCCTCGTGCTCGAACGGCAGGCCGTAGATGGGTGTGGCTGGCATCGACGCTCCTCTACGTGACCACGTCGGACGGGTCGCCGATGGTGTCCCATAGGCTGCGCCAGGTCGAGTGCGCCGCCCACACCGCCGTCCACGACCCGTACAGCCGCCGCACCGTCTCCCACGTCAGGGTCACGCCGACAACCTCCGGCGCCGGTGCGGCGACCTCGGTCAGCGGCAGCACGTGCAGCTGGACCTGGGCCACACCGTCGATGCGGACCACGCGCGGGGCGCCGATCAGCACGTGCATGCTGCCCGGCAGCAGCGCGTTACCGGCCCGGCCCACCGGCGGGTTCGTCGGGACGTGCACGAACCACGTCCCGCCGGCGCGCAGGCTCAGGTCCAGCTTGGCCGCCTGCGCCGGGGTGTCGGTGGCCACGACCAGCGGGTGGTCGCGCCCGCCATGCAGATCGCCGACCCCCACCGGCAGGGACCGGCCGGAGATCGGCAGCGCCGCCGAGCGGGCGGCCATGGACAGGTCCCCATAGTCGGACACCCGCACCACCTGGTTCAGCAGCGGATACCGGACCGACTTCAGCCACACCTCCCCGGCCAGGTCCACAGTGATGCTGGTGGTGAACTGGGCCTGTTGCACGTCGCTCGCGTCAAAGCTCGTGATGCGGTAGTGGGTCGGCGCATCGGCGTAGAACTCGTAATCGTCCAGCTGCGCCTCCTGGCTGGACACCGGTAGCGCGGTGCCGCCGCGTACCGTGTCGGCCAGGTTGAAGCCGGCCTGGGCCGACTGTTCGACCACCGCGTAGGTGGCGGTGGCGCCGAGCGTGTCAGCGGTCAGCCGCACCCGGGACAGGTCAAACAGGTAGGTCGCGGTCAGGCTCACCGTGCCGCCCCCGTCCCCTGGGTGACCATCTGGTCCAGCTCCCGGTCGTGCCGGTCGAACTCGATGTCCACCCGGCGCCGGATGCCCTCGCCCAGGTCGATGACGGCCGACGCCGTGAAGTGGCCGGGCACCGCCGCAGCCGCGGCCGACTGCATCTGTCCGCCGGGCCCCACCGGCCAGCGGCCGGTGCGGTTCAGCGCCAGCAGCTGCTCGCGGTGCATCTGCGCCACACCCGGCCGGATGATGATCTCCTTGTTGGTGGCCCAGATCGGTATCCGGTCCACACCAGGTGGACCCTGGACCTCGCCGCCGTGCTGGAAACCGACCTTGCCCGAGCCCGACGGGGCCGTGATCGACTGGTGGATGTCAATGTCCACCCGCCGCGGGATCCGGTCCAACGCGACCTTCAGGTTACGCGCGTTCCGCTCGGCCGCGGTCAGGCCCGGCGTGCTGATCGACGTCGACACGGCGCTCGGGATCTGGTCGTACGCCTCGGCGTAGCGCTCGATCGCCTCCTCGCTGAAACCGGCCTGACGCATCTGCTCCACGAACTTCAGGCGTAGCTTCTCCGTCTCCCTCGTCAGCTCGTCGGCCCCGGCGCCGGCCTCAGCCATCGTGGAGATGACGTCCAGGTGCGAGCGGATCAACGCCCGTACGTTGTCCCGGTTGGACAACGCCGCCTTCCCGTTGCCGTCCAGCTTCGCCCCGTTGTCGGCGGCCTCCTCGGTCAGCCGGCGCATCGCGTTGGCCGCGGCGTCCTGGGCCTCCTCGACGTCGAACAGGCCGACGAACAGCGCATCGAGGGCATCGTCCAGTTCCTTGATGCCCTCCGCCAAATCACCGGCGGTGTCCGCGGTCACCTCGAAGGCGCCCACCAACCGCTGCTCCTGCTCGGTCAGCTCGCGGGCGCTGTCGGCACCCTCACCCCGGGCCTGGTTCAGCAACTCGTGAAGCTTCTGGGCATCGCCGACGCGCCCGCCCTCATCCTGTACAACCTCGATGATCTCCTCGATGGCGCGCCGCTGATCCTTCACCGCGGCGCGGGCCTTGCCCCGCTCGGAGCTGGCCAGGCCGATCCCCTTGCCCAGCTCCTCCTCGTTGCGGGTGGCGGCCTCCAGCCGCTGGTTCAGGAAGTCCAGGGCCTCCGCCTCACCGAGCGCCGCATCAACGGCCACGTCCATCCCGACGTTGGCCCGCTCCAGGTTCTCGGTGAAGTCGTTCAGCTCACGCCCGGAGACGGTGAACACGCCAGTGGCCTTGCGGTTCGCCAACTCGTTGGCCAGCCAGACCCGGGTGTTGTCGGTGACCGCCCCGGTCTGCTCGTCCAGCGTGGTCGACAAGTCCTTGACCTTGGCCCGGGCGTTGGCCTGGCTGACCGCGTACGCGGTCAGGGCGGTCACCGCCACCCCCAGCGCGATGCCCCACGGGCCGGCCAGGAACGAGGCCACCCCACCTGACACGGACCGGAAGGCACCGACCGCGACGGCGGCCCGGCCGCCGCTGGCGGCGATCTGGTCCATCGCCTGGCGGAACTGGTGGATCTTCGGGACCGCTACCAGTGCGGCCCCGCCGGCCAGCAGCAGCCCGGCGGTCACCAGCGCCAGCACCGCCAACATGGTCCGCAGCGGCCCCGGCAGGCCACCGATGACCCCGGCGAGTGCGGCGGTCTTGTCCGCGGCAGCGCCGACCGCCGGCAGGAACGTCTGGCCCATGCTGATCGCGAAGTCGTGGACCTGGTTGCGTGCTATGGCCAACCGGGCCTCGACGGTGCCGTACCGGCGCTCGGCCTCCTCGGTCAGTGCCGTGTTCTCCTGCCATGCCCGGGAGCCGGTCTGGAGCGAGCGGGTGAGCAGATCCCCGGAGCCTGACAGCCGCCGCAGCGCGTCCGACACGCGGATCTCGCTCAGGCCCAGCTCACTGAGTACGGCGTTGACGTCGCCACCTTGAGCCTGGATCTTGCCCAGCCCGGCGACGAACTGGGATATCGCCGCCGCGGCGTCGTCGCGGTAGGCCGCGGTGAACTGCTCGGCGGTCATGCCGGCGGTGCGCGCGAAGGTCTCCAGCTTGTCGCCGCCGGACCGGACCGCGTCCTCGATCTTGAGGAACACCCGGCTTACCGCGGTGCCGCCCGACTCGGCGGCGATGCCCACGCTGGACAGCGCCGCCGCGTAGGACAGCACGTCGGACTCCGACAGGCCGATCTGGTTACCGGCGCCGGCCAGCCGCAGCGCCATCTCCACGATCTCGGCCTCGGTGGTGGCCGAGCTGTTCCCCAGCGCCACGATGGACGAACCGAGCCGGTCGACGTCGCCCGGCGCCGTCTGCATGATGTTCATCATCCGGGCCAGCGCCGTGGCCGCTTCCGTCGCGGCGAGGTTGGTCGACTCACCCATGTCAATCATGACCTTGGTGAAGCCGGCGACGTTCTCCCGCTGGATGCCCAGCTGACCGGCGGCCTCCGCCACCGCCGCGATCTCGGCGTGGCTGGCCGGCAGAACCTCGGTCAGGCCGCGGATCTCCTTCTCCAGCGCGGCCATCTGCTCATCGGTGCCATCCACCGTCTTGAGCACGCCGGCCCAGCTGGACTCCCAGTCGATGGCGGCCTTGACCGCCAGCCCAAGCCCGGCCGCGATCGCCGCACCGGCGACCAGCATCCCCCGGCCGACCTGGGTCATCGCCGCGTCTACCCTGGCCTGCTGGCGCTCCAGCTTGCGCATCTCCCGCTCGTAGGCGCGGGTCGCCTTGGTGGACCGGTCGAGACCGGATACCACCTTTCCGGTGTCGGCATCGATCACGATGACGAGGTCGCGCCGCATGCTACCGGGCACGGGCAACCTCCTCGTTGCGGATCAGCCTCACGTGGATGCCACGGACCTCGGCCGGGTCGCGGCCTGACAGCGTGGCGCGCAGGTTCTCCAGCTGCTCACAACCCGGGCACGACTCCAGCGTCGCCCGGTACGCGGCCGGGTGGCCGCCGTGCTCCGGCTGCCACTCCTCCCGTCGGGTGCCGCAGCCCCCGCACGCGTTCAGCTGCCGGGTCAGCTCCCATATGGCCTTTGACCGGTCGTCGTGGTCCCACGCCAGGAACTCGCTGTGGGCGATGCGGTAGGCCCGGCAGACCCTCAGCTCCAGAGCGAGCTGAGGGTCATGGTCGAGCCTTTTGGGAGCACCATCTGCTCAGCCAGCCGCGGCCTCTCGTTGACCGCCAGCGCCACCGCCCTCAGCTCCTGACGCTCCCCCTCCGCGCAGTTGTCGGCCAGGAAGGCCGCCCAGTCCTCCGCTGTCATGCCGTTGTCGCACCCGGCCGCCAGCACCGCCGGCACGAAGGTGGCCACGTCCACATCCGGCGGCGGGTCGCCGTCGGTCTGCGCCTGCGCGAGCTGCTCGGCCGTCGGCGGGTGCCCGGCCTTCAGCTGCTCGTAGGCGGCCGGGTGCATCGCGGTGAGGACCACCGTCTCGTAGCAGGCGTCCACCTCGGCCTGGGCGTCGGCCAGCCGCTGCTGCGCCGCCGCGTACTCCGGCGTGTCCTTGTCGTACCGCAGCGTGGCCTGGCGCACCTGCTGCTGGACCTTCTCCAGCTCGCGGCGGGCCTGCGCCGGGTCGGCCACCCGCACCGGGTACGAGATGGACGGCCTCGGCCGGGCCATGAGCCGGTCCCGCTGCCGGCTGCCGGCCTTGCTCCCGTTGCGTCGGGCTGCCATCAGGCCAGCGCCGGCAGTGCCCAGTCGATGGCAGGCGTCGCGGTGATCGCGAAGCTGACCACCACCCGGGCCGGGTCCTCGGATGCCAGGTTGACCTCCTTGGCCGCGCTCGCCACGGTGACCGGGAAGGTGTCGGCGAGGTTGGCCGCGACGTCGCCACCCCAGCAGATGACCACGAAGCCGACCGTTCCCCGCGGCAGCAGGGTCCGCAGCGCGTCCGCGCCGGTCTTGTTCATGTACCAGGTGCCCGTCGAGTCGGGCGCCGTGGTCCGGCCGATGATCTTCGCGACGAACTCGCTGCCGAGGTCCGGGGTGTCCACGATGTTGGAGGCCACCGACCACCCCGAGGTCGCCGCCAGCGGCCCCGACAAGTCGGTGCCGGCGTCCAGCTCGGTCCGGGTGGCCTGCAGGTTGGCCGCGGCGAGGCTGGTCAGGAAGTAGAAACGGGTGACGCCGGGGTGGATGTACCGGATCGGCGCCGCGATCGCTGTGGCTGGCATGTGCTACTCCTCGCTGGTATCGCCGGCGGTCGCCGGCTGGCTCTTGCTGCTGCGTCGCCGCGGCGCGGCGGCCGTCTGCTCCTCGGCTGGCGGAGGAGGTGGCGGCGGTGGCGGTTCGGCCGGCTTCCAACCGGAGTGCGCCCAGACCACCTCGGCGCCGTCGGGGACCTCGGCCAGCCGGTCCAGCTTCGGGTGGTAGATCCAGGCCACTACGAGATCACCTCGAAGGTGACCGACGCGGTCGCCGACCAGGTGATGGTCACCAGCCCGTCGGCCGGGTTGCGGTAGGTGGCCGTGGCCCGCACGTACCGGGCCTCACCGGCCGGGATGGCCACGTCCCGGTCGGCCACCGCCAGGTCACCGTCGACCGTCTGCGGCGTCACCATCGTCAGGGTGACGCTGCCACCCGAGCCGTTGATGACCCGGATGATGCTGTCGGGCCGCACCTTGTCCCCGGCGCCGCCGCTGGCCGCGTTCGCGGTCGCCTCAAGGCCGGTCGTCGGGACCGGCTCTGTGCTCACCGTCGCCATGCTCTCCTCCTCATCGCCAACCGCGCTTGCGTGCCGCCGCCGCCACCGCCCGGTCGGCCGCGGCCACGAACTCAGCCCGGCCGGCCCGGATCGCCGGCAACAGGAACGGCCGGCCCTCCTGCGTCACCCACCGGTCCCGGTGGCCGTACACCGGATGCTTGAACGGTCCGAACTCGTACAGCCGCGCATGCTCGGCCACCGCGGCCGACACCACGAACTGGACACCGGGGCGCTTGCGGGACCGGGACGCCCGCACCCGCAGCGCCGCGGGAATCCGGGTCGACCAGCTCGCCCGGCCCCGCGCGTCGGCCAGGACCGGCTGCGCGGCGCGGACGAACTCCGGCGCGAGCTCCCGGCGCAGGTCCGCCGGGATCGCGCCCAGGTCGACGATCAGCCGCCGCAGCTCACTGACCCCGGTCACAGGCATGGCATCACCCGTCGAACGCGTCGACCAGGACCACCCACGAGATGGTCGCCGACGCGCCACCGGCCGACGTGTCATCACCCTGGATCTGCACCTGGTCCAACGCGGCCACGAACGGCCTGGCGCGCATGCACAGCCCCCCGAGGGTCGGATCCCGGCGCAGCTCGGCCACCAGCAGGTCCCACAGCTCGAAAGCCCGGTCCCGCACCGGCTTGGTCGTCGTGTCGCCGGTGACCACCGACACCAGCCCGGCGACGTCGTAGACCTCCCGGTCGACCATCCCGCCGGCGTCCTCCCGGTGCATGTCCACGCTGACCGCCGGCCGGTCCGTCTGCCAGCCGACCACCACCACGTCGTCGGCCAGATCCTCCACCGGCTGCCCGTCGCACACCTGAACATCGGGCATCGCCGCCCGCACCGCGGCCACCAGCGCGTCCAGCACCGCCGGGATGGTGGACATCAGGCGAACCCGCCGGCCTGGGCGTCGCCGCCGAGCAGCTCGACCGCGCGGCGTGGCACCGAGAACGTGAGCCCGCCGCCGCGTACCTCGGTCATGTCGGAGGCGAGCGCGGCCGGTGGCCGGCGGATGTCCCGGGAGCGCTGGGTGGACCAGATGTGCTGCAGGATGATCCGCCCGGCGTGGGTGATGTTCGCCGGCATCTGCTGCCGGCCGGCCAGGTAGGTCACGTCCCACGGGCCGCCGGTGAAGAACAGGCCACGCGCGGCCTTGCGGATGACGATCCCCGCCTCCTGGTCCACGTCCAGGCCGGCCGGGTCGTAGCCGGTGCCGCCGTCCAGCACCGCGGCCACCGAGGTCAGCGACAGCACCGGCCGGTGCCGCAGCACCAGCGCCCGGGTGTCGCACACGCGGATCCGGTCGACGTAGGTGCGCGCCACCACCGGCCCGACACCCCACTCCGGGTCCCGCTCCACCACCTCGGTCACGGCCTCCACGAACCGGCGCAGCTCCTCGTCGTCGGTGGTCCGCTCGGTCGGGATGTTCAGGTGCGCCTTGGCGTCGGACAGCGAGAACAGCAACGCGGGGGCGGCGTCGCGGACGTCGAACATGTCGCTGTGGGCGGTCACCGGGCCGGTGGTGGTCAGCCGCCACCGGTGCGGCCCGGCCTGGACGGTCGGGTAGTCGACGCGCAGGATGCCGGTCTCGACCGGTGCCGGCACGGCCGGGGTGACCGCGGTCAGGTCCGGCAGGGTGATGCTCAGCGTGGCCGTGGCCGGGTCGGTGAGCGTGCCGTCGGACTCCCGGATCGCCACGGCGATCTGGTACGTGTCGCCGAGATCAATCATGCCGTCATCACCTCCGTGGCCGTCGCCGTGCGCTGCTGCATCTGGGTCACCGTCGCCACCTCAGGCGGCACCGTTCCCACGTAGCCGTGCCGCTCCAGGATCTGGGTGGCGGTCGTCGCCGCCAGCGTCAGCGTCAGCGCCAGCGCGGCAGCCACGTCCCGGTCCGTGCCGCCGACCGGGGCCAGCACCAGCGCCAGGTTGACCGCCGCCTGGGCATCCCGGGTGGTGGCGGTGCTGCCGACCAGCGCCACCGCCAGCGGGACCACCGTGCCCACCCGGTAGGCGGACTCGACCTGCCCGGCCACCGACACCGCCAGCGGGATCGCGGTGGCCACGTTCGCCTCGCCGACGCCCGGCGCCGAGACGGTCGCGGCCGGCGCCACCGAGGCGGTGACGGCGGCCGCCACGTCGTGGTCGGCCTGGACAGCCGGGGCCAGCGCCAGCGTGAGCGGGATGTCGGCCGCCGCGTTGGCCGGGCCCAGGATCGGCGCCGAGGTGGACGCGGCCAGGTCGACGGCCAGCGGGACCGCCGCGGCCACGTGATGCTCGGCCTGCGCGGCCGCGGCGACCGTCAGGCCCAGCTGGATCGCCGTGGCGACCTCGGCCTGACCCACCACCGGCGCCGCCACCACGCCGGTCAGCGCCACCGACAGCGGCACCGAGGCGGCCGCGGCGTGCGTGGCGGAGGTGGCCGCCGCCGTGGCCACCGACAGCGGCACGTCGGCCGCGACGTCGTGGTCGGCCTGCGCCGTGGGAGCCAGCGCAACCGCCAGCGCAACCCCGGCCGCAGCCTCATGCTCGGCCTGCGTGGCACCGCCGACAGCCACCGTCAGGCCGACGGCGGCGGCCACCTCCGGGACGCTGGTGACCCCGGTGGACCACACCACCAGGGCCACGGTGATCCGCTTGTCCGCGTCCCCGCCGGGCAGGGCGATCGTGTCCGCGCGGACCCCGGCCGGCTGGCCGTCCAGGATCAGATAGCCGCCGGCGCCCGCGTTTCCACCCGCCCCCTTGCCGGCGTAGGCGTCCAGCAACAGGTTGCCGCCGCCGACCAGCCCCGGGTTCACGGCGGTGGTGGCCCAGCCGATCCCGGCCGCGCCGCCGTCGCGGACAGCCGCCGCGGCCACCAGCAGCAGGTCACCGGCCGGGACGCTGGCCGTGTCACCGGTTGCCAGGCTCGCCACCAGCGCCGTGTCGGAATCGGCAACCGCGGCGGCGGCGAACCCGAACGCGCCACCCTCCTGCACCCTCAGCCAGATCGCGTCGGTGGGGTCGGCCGACCACGCGGCCGTGAACAGTCCGTCGGTGACAGCGCCGGTCGGCACCAGCTCGGCCACGCCCAGGGACCGGCGGGCCAGGTCGTTGCCGGGCAGGGTCGCCTCCGCGACCCGGCTGGTCCACGTCCCGCCGCCCGCGTCAGGCGTCACCCCGAAGACCGTGCCGCCGCTGCGGCTGAAAGCGATGCAGATCAGCCGCTCCCCGACCGCGCAGGACAGCGTCGCCGGGTTGGCCGAGACGGCACCGGAGACCAGCCCGGTCCCGGCCGGCGCCTGGACGGTTGCGGCGAGCTGCACGGCCAGCCCGACACCGGCCGCGGCGTCGTGGACGGTGGCGGAGGTGGGTGCCACCGCCAGCGACAGACCGATGGCCGCGGCCACGTTGGCCGGCAGGACCGCCGCCAGCTCGAAGTCGGCGAACGAGTCTGCGTTGTTGACGTCGATGGCAGCCGACCGGTTACCGCCGCCGCCAGCCTTGCGCAACTCAAACGCCAGAGCCAGCCGGTCCCCGGCCGCCCAGGTCGTCGACAGCACCAGCGTCGAGACCTTGATGCCTGCGGTGGTGTGCTCGCCGGAGTAGCCCGAGGTGGCCTGCTCCACCCCGGACGAGTCCAGCCGCACCACCCGCCAGCGGCACGCCGCCTGCGCCGAGATCGAGTCGATGCTGACCTGTGTGGAGATCGTGGCCGCGCCTACCGTGTCACCTACGGTGCGCTGCCAGCGGAGCATCTCCGTAAAGCCGCCGGAGCTCGTGTTGCCCGTGCCCAGCGTCGCCGCCGTGCCCTGGGTCTCCGACAGGTCCCACACCGGGTCCCCGGTGCCCGGCTCCGTGGCGACGTTCCGCAGGAAGTTGCGGACCGTCTGCAGGATCGTCGTCGTCTCGTACTGGAAATCCAGGTCCGCGGCATCGACCGGCGTGCCCGCGCCGACGCTGGTCTCGTCGGCCCGGTTGAGGGTGAAGTCCTCGATGGAGTAGTTGGCGTCCGGGACGTCGAAGCCCCAGCCGGACGACGGCGCGGCGTCGACCCAGTTGTCCAAGTGCTCCCCGAGGTTCGCCGCCTCGATCTCGGCGTCCCCGAAAGTGTCAGCCGCCCACGGCAGCTGATTCGCCCACACGGCCATGGCCGCGTAGTCGCAACCCGGCCCCCACGAGAAGGTCAGGTCGTACGTGTGCAGAGACCCACCCGAGAAAGAGGCCCAGTCCGCAACGGTGCCGGAGGTCGCGCTATGCCCCCATATGCCGGTGGACTCGTTCTTCAGGCTGAAACGCACGTTGGTGGTTCCGGTCTGCTTCCGGACCACCAACGCGTAGAAGTCGCCAGCGGTCAGAGTCGGCCCGGTGCCCCCAGAACCGCCAGACCACCAAACAATCTTGTTGGCCGTATTGAGAGCGATCTTCCCGACCTGGGTGCCGGCCAGGTCGTAGGCCGCCAGCAGTGTCCGGTCAGTCGAGTCATATGCCGCCAGCGGACGGAACAGGAACGCAACGGTGCCGTGAGTCAGTCCATCGACCCCACCGAGGCCGGTGCTGAAGGTGACGTCGTCTACATCGGACAGCCGGCGGACGATCGGCATGGCGGCACCACCTCAACGTCGGCTCAGCGCAGACCCTCGACGGGGTCGGAAAACGCGCGGAAGTTCTTGGCCGTCGCCAGCACCTCCAAGCCCAGGTAGATCTGCCGCAGAAGCTCGAAGTCGTTGTTCACCGTGCCGACCAGGTTGGCGTCGGCGGTCGTGAAGCCGAAGTTGGTCTCCAGCCCCGACGCCCCCTGCGCCTGGAAAAAGGCGTTGAACTGGGCGATGGCCTCGAAAACCTCACGCAGCTGCACCGCGTTGCGGCCGATGGCCTGGTTGATCTGGTCCTTGCTCAGCAGAGCTGCGAACCCGGCAGCCATGTCATCCCCCTCAGGTCACAGTGATCGGTGCGGCGGTCAGGTTCAAGTCCCCGGCCGCGTTGAACGCCAGGTCCCCGGTCAGCTCCACGGAGAACCGGAAGTTGCCGGCGGTCTGCGCGTCGTACACGAGCAGGTCGGTCACCGCGCCGGTACCGGTGAACGCCAGCGTGGCGTTCAGTGCCGCCACCCCGCCGGACGCCGCGTTGTACACCGGCTGGAGCCGCTCGGTCGACACTTGGTCGCCGGCCAGGGGGCCGTCCCCGATGGCGTACCAGGCGTTGGTCTCCAGGTCGGTCGCCGCACCGTCGGCCGCCGCGTTCAGCAGCGTCGTGTCACTCATCGTCGCACTCCGCGTCCGTCTCGGGTTCGGTGTCCGGCTCGGCCGGCTGGACCGCCGACACGCTCAGGTT